ATGGACACCCAAGACACGCCCCTGCCCCCTCGTGTGCTGTATCAGAAGATCGAAACGCCGGAGGATCGGGAGGACGACTTCTTCGAGGTGCAGGTCGCCGGAAAGACGGCCAGAGTCTTCCGACCTTTGAAGCACGGCAAGCGACAGAAGTCCTACTACGTGAAGTTTTACATCGGTGGCCGGCAGGTCCTGCAATCACTGGGCGTGGACACCAAAGGATTCGCGGCCGAAGGGGCAAAGCTGAAGCTGCGTGCGGCGATGGAAGGACGATGGGACGCACTGGATCAGTCGCGACTGCGTCCCGCACGCAGCGTGTGTACGATCGGCGAGCTGATCGAGGCCTACGAAACGAAAATCCAGAGTTTCAGCGTGAAGATGAAGGATCGCACCGCAGCCGGCTATACGAGCGCTCTGCGCAGTGTGTTGCGGCGGGTGTATCCTGGAGATGCGGACGAAGTGCGTGCATCGGCACTGACGAGCGAGCTGGTGGAGAAATTCTTCGCAGCATATGTGACGGAAGCGACGGACCTGGTTGATCGAGATAGCAAAATCAGGGGCGCGAACGCGGCATTGAGAAACGCCAGGGCGATGTTCTGCGATGCGGCGCTCAAATGTTATCGCGGGTTATCCCTTCCAGGAGAGCCGTCGGTAAATGGGCAGAAGCTTTCCCCGGAAAAGCAGTTCAGCCGATTTCTCGAAGGATTCCTGACGACGGAGACGTTGGCGGATCCACGGATCGAGCACATGCGAATGGCGCCAGAATCGATCTGGCAGATGTCGCAGGCAGCCCTCTGTCTGCGCGACCAGTTTCCGGCACTCTACGTCGCTCATTTGTTATTCCGCCATCTGGCGTTACGTAATGACGAAGCGGAGAATGCACGCCTCGGATGGCTCGAAAAGCGAAGCGATACGGTCACACTGCCAAATGGGGAAAGGCGCGCGATCGCGGGAGCGATGGTGATCAAACCGCGACCAGAATGGATCCCAAAGAAGAGCTCAGGAGAAGTACCGATCGCGCCTGCGGTGTGGCGCGAAATCCGGAGGTATAGCGGGGCGGCGAATCCGGAGGATTTCCTCATTCCCGCCAGGACAAAGACAGAGCGTGAGTGGATTGTTGATCGTGATCACGGCAACTTCGTCCGACAGTGGGTGCAAGGACATGCAAAGACGTCCTATGAGCTACGTAGATGGGCGGCGACTATCGTGGCACGCCGACAGGGAGACGAATACGCAGAGCGGTTTCTCCGGCATGCGCCGAAGACCGTGGCCGGCCGGCACTATCTGACGGACCACGCCCCAATCGCGCCGATCACATTCCGGGATTGCGGACTGTAGGCTACCACATCGGTTTCGGACGATAGCGCACGACATCGAGCCAGCGGCGATACTCGCCGCAGAAGCCGATTTTCTGCGCGGCCATGTACGACTGAGTGAGGAACAGCTCAACACGCCTCTGCTCTTTGGTGTGATCAAATTGCACCTCTTTGCGGTAGCTCTTCCGCGTGGTGAAAACGTAGCGGATGAGCTGGTCCTGGTTTGCGTACTCCTCGAGGAACTCGCGGACGAGGGCGTAGGCGTCACGGACAGCGGCTTGGGCTCGCGCCGCGCCGCCCAGGCAATTGAGCGGCTTCCCCAGCGATTTGGAGATTTCCTGAGCGATTACGACAGTTTCCCAGAGACGCCGGGTCTCTTGAGCAAGGAGGTTGATCCGTTTGTGCATATCGTCTGGCATCGTGTTCTTGTGAACACTGTTTCGGAACACGAGAACACGCAAGCCGAGATTGCGATAGCGGCAGCCCTTTGCTACAGGCGAGGGCATGAGGATGTACGCCATTCCCCTACTCGCGGCGGCCATGTGCCTGCCAAGTTGCGCCGAACCGGAGTTTCAGCCCTTCGTTGGCAATAGTGTGCGCGTCGGCACTGGCGGGACGGTGCAAATGGTCCAGGGCGTGCAGGTGTGGGAAAACGGGGATCCACCGCGGCGTTACCGGGTTCTCGGATTCATGGAGGAAGAAGGCGGAACACGCGCAACGAAGGGCACGGTACTGAACGATCTCGCGAAAGCGGCGGCGAGTCACGGGGCCCAAGCGATGATTGTGATGGCTGCCGGCAATCGTATCAGCGGAGTCGACCAGGACGAACTGATGGTGCGTCCCAAAGTGAAGGTAATGCTCATCCGCTATCTGTGATGCGGAAGGCGCTATCCAACATCATTCTGGGACTGCTCTTCGTGTACTTCGTGGTGGAGGGAATGGTGAGAACGAGCGATGGGCGGTACAATTACGACATCTTCGGCCGGCGTGTGTACGAGGTGCCATTTGGAGAGGGATCGGTGCCTGATATTCCGATGTCTGCGACAGTCTTTATCGACTTTGCACTGATCCTGGGAGCGGCCTGGACAGCCAACTTTCTGCGGAAGGAATAGGATAGGACAAGTGGTGTCCGTGGGACGTGGATTTTGTCCGTACTGATTTGTCTGTATAAGGCGGAATTGTGCTTGGTTGTGAGACCGAATAGTGTTCTCTTGAACATGTATGAATGACACCGAAAATCAGCCGCAACCTGACAGCACTGAAGTACCGATTGAAGAGGGCGCCGAAGCCACTCTGCAGCCCGATGTTGGCGTGGAGTTTCGATCGATCACGGGATTCCTCGCCCGGATCCCGCATCAACAGCCGTGGGGCTATCCGAGCTTGATCAAATTCGGCAACATGGTGGGTAATCTCGCCAAGGCATTTGCCCTGCCCTACCAGACCGCAACGGATCCTTTTCTCGGCACGCTGCAGACGTTCCCTGTGCCGCTGATGCAGCAAGTATATCGGAACATGGCGCCGGCGCTGGGATGGCCGCCAATCCCGCAATTGATCGAGCCGATGAGTGCCGAGAGCAAAGAAGAGGTGAAGAGTCTTGTGAGTGATTACCTGACGGCGATCGTGGAATGCGCCCAAGAAGGCGACACGCGGAAGGCGGCGCGGATTATCTTGTCCGCGCTGGATCAGGATGCCGTCGCGGCGCGGGTCATCCGTAACGCGAAGGTCAGGCCATCTGCTCCGGCGCGGCGATCTTAAGAAAGCTGCGCATCATATCGCGCACCTGGGTATGTCGCATGCCGAGCTGGCCAAACAATTCAATCATCCGAGTCAGCTCGGCATCCATGCCTTTGGGGAGCTTGATGCCATCGATCCCCTCCTCTTTCACCCGTGGACTTGTGGACGCGACTTCGACGAGGTTTTCAAAGCCTGGAGGGATGCAGTCGCGAAGGTATGCAATCAGGATTGTCGCGCGGTGTTCCTCTGGAATTGCCCGGATGAGCTTCTCGGCGCTGTCGATCGGGATTTTATTCACGCCACGGCAGTACCGATTGATCTGGCTGGCCGGCAAACCGCAGCGCTGCGCCAGATCGCGTTGGGTCCAATCGATCTCAGAAAGGACTGTAGTTAGCGCTGCTGCGACGTAGGCCATGGATTGCGTGGTACGGCAATTTGACGCTCCGCGCAAGAAAGTTGTTGCCTCAAAAGATGCGTTACGCAATAACTTATCACATGACGCAACCTGAAGCCCGAATCGTTGTGCTGGAGCACGAGGTAACCGTGCTGCGCGGACTGCGAATCGGTCCGGAGATCGCCGTGGCCGAGGAAGCGGTGAAGCGAGAACGGGAGCTCGAAAAGGAGCTGTCGCGGTTGCGTCGTGAGGTAGCGAACGCGAAACAGCCGGAGCTATTCAGCGTGGTGGAAGAGGAACAACTCAAAGTCGCGGAGGACTAACATGAGCGAACCTATCGACCGCGCCGAGATCGCGCCCGATCAGTATCAGTATCTGCACCCATCGCTCGTTATCACCTCCCGCAACATAGCAGAGGCTTGCTCGCGTGATCGTTGCCTCGGTGGTGTATCTAGTCGCCGCGATTCGAGCGACTGCTTTGCGGCAGCTGCGGAGGCTAAAGCGCTGCTTGCGGCTCTCCATGATGTCCTGGTCGACGCTGCGAGCACGACGACATATGGAGATCGGCGCGATCTGATGAAGGAACGTTTTCGTGAGGAATTGGACCGCCTTTTTAAGGACGTGCCGATGCCTCTAGAGGCTCGGATCGAGTTATGAGCGAAATCGTTTTCAGCGAGCACTCGACCACTCCACACCAGCGCGAATGTGCTTGGTGCGGGATCATCCTGCAGTTCGGGCGTGAGCCGGTTTCTCACGGTATCTGTCCTTTGTGTCATGCAAATGAACTGGGTGTTTCGGTAGAGGATCTTGCGCGAACCTGCCCGCTTTGTGGAAGCGATGATAAGGTGTCCGTGCCTTGGTTGTATCCTGAGCGCGGCTCCCACTATTGCGAGGCATGTGGCCATTATTTCGGACGCAAACAAAAGGAGGAACGCTAATGGCATCAGGGGTTTCCGCTCTCGTGGTGCACTTTGTTGCTGAGGCTCCGGCTGTCGGCGCGCCGCGTTTTTTTTCGGAGTATGCATGCCGTGGCTTCTGGTCCTCGCAGAGGCGGGATGCTGTCTCACTATCTTTGCTCGAGGCAACGGCATTGGTGGATTGGCTGAATACCTATTGCAGCGTCCACGAGCCAGCGCGGCGGCATTTTTTTATGGTCGCATCGGTATGTGGAGGTCGTGCGAGTAAGAGCGAGGCCCCGCGCCATGATTGGCATGTAGGTAAACCTAACTGTGGAGTAGATTAATGGCGCGCGAAGTTTTTTCTCAGCCTAAGCAGCGAATGAAGGTGAGGCGTGATGCTGAACCATTGCGACCGGATGAATTGATCCTGTTGCGCGGCATACTGCGTAAGCCGGAGGTGGATGATTACCTCGATTCGGCAGAGGTAGCTACCAAGCTTGGATTGGCGAAGCAGACGGTGCTGCATCTGGCCCATAGCGGCGCATTTAATGGTCCCTGGGGTATAGCGTTCAAGCCAGCTCACAATCGGCTCAGGATACCGGTTAAGGGAGTTACTGCGTATATCGAGCGCAACGCTCTGCAATCGGCAGATGATCCGCAGCCCGCGCCGCGTTCTTTTTTTGTGCCGACATCGGCACTCAGAGAGGAGAAAGAATGAGCCTGCAGAGTCTGATTATCGAGCAAGACGCAGCGTTGGCTCAGCAGCCGGTTCTTTTTTCGCTACCGGATGAGGTAGAGCAGAAGCTCGACCAGGATGGTCATTATACAGCGGAGAGGCTGTGGCGTTCGCGTCCGGACACTTACAGGACGATTGTGCACTTGTTGCAGCAAGGGCAGAGCATCCGTGCGATCAAGCGGGCTTGTCGGGTGCACCATTTAACGATCGCGGCGGTGGCAGAACGTGAACGCATCGCTATAGACACAGGAAAAGAGAAAGTCCTGGCGAACCTGCGGATCGCTCAGTCGATGCTGGCTGAGTCGATCATTGAGGATGTGGTAGACGGCAACCTGAAGCCCGAGGCGAAGCCTATCGCCCTGGGCATCATCACGGAGAAGATAGAGCTGCTCAGCGGTGGAGTGACTCAGCGGATTGAGACTACCCAGACGCCTAGCGATGCGCCGCGCACGTGGGAAGAATGGATGGATAGGATGAAGCGCGTGAAGGGCTCAGATACCGGTTTGGGCGTGGGAGGAACGGGCGCAAATGGCGCCGCCCTGGATGGTCCGGCGCGTGTCCACGTGTTACCGGCAGCATCATCCGATATGCAATCGGACGTTCTCCCTCGCGTTGCGGCACAGGCTACTGTTGAGGCTACCAAAGGCGATCGCGATGCGCGTCCGGTCGCCGGCTCGGACGTGGGGGGGGCGGGGGTCTCGGAACCTGGGGGGGGCCAGATTTCACCGACTGTTTGAGTGGTTCCAAAATTTTCGACAAATGGCGACTACACCCAACCCAACCACCGATCCGCCAGATCCTGCACCTATCAGTGAGATCGACCTTGCTCGCACGCTTGGCGTCTCGCGCGACGACCTCAAAAAATTGCGCGCTCAATTGACGCACGGCGTTGATTGGACGGGAGGCAACGGCACGCAGGTAATGATCACCGTAGAGGGGCAAAAAAAACTCGCGCGCATGGTGACAGCGGGAAGTGCAGAGACCGGCACTGGCGAGGCTATACAGCGCGCAGCAGAGGCCGCTAGACAGCCAGATCGTTACGTCTCACTGACGATTCTACGGATCAGCAATCCGCGCGTTCTGATCGCAAAAAAAGACGGCGCCGAGGTGCGGGTGATGACTAAGCCGTCGGATAACTTCCGCCCGGGAATGGTCCTGGAAAAGTGTGAGCAATCGAGGATACCGCAAGTCTTCTACTATCACGGAAGGCTGCCACGTAGACCCGGAAAAATCTGACCATGATCGTGGATCCGGACTTTCCTGACCATCCGAAGACCGTGAAGCTCGTGCGGGCATTGAAGATGCCGGCCGCGCCGCTCATGCTGCTCCGGATCTGGGCGCACTGTCAGGTGCGGCGAAACGACTTCCTGGGCCGAGATCCGGAGGATGTCGCGGCAATCTGCAGATGGGACGGCAAAGCAAAGGTACTTCTGACTGCCCTGGTCACGTGCGGATGGATCGACGAGTCATCCGACGGTTATCTTGCGCATGGATGGCGCGACATCAACGCGTCCTGGCTCGCAAAGATCGAAGGCGGGAAAAAACGCGCCGCAGCAGCCGCGCGAACAGCTACCGGCCAACTTGCTACCAGCACGCACGAAGCTAGCAACCAGCTAGCTGGACAGCAGGAGGCCAGCTTATTGCGACAAGCTGGCTCTTCTGCTGGCGCAGAGGAGAGGAGAGGAGAGGAGAATAGAAGAGAACCTCCCCCACTCCACGCGCAAGCGCGCGAGGGTGCGCGTGCGTGCGAGGATGCTCTTGCCAAAACTGCCACCCTCTGCACCCAGATTTTGGGGCAAAAAAGAACCCGGCTCGGAAACGAGGCCGAACGCGCACTCGCCGGCTTCGCTAACGACCTACCGCTTTCCGCTGAGGACGAAAAAATACTGCGCGACTTCTACGCCCTGCCACATGACGGGGAGGACGTGGATCTGCGGTCTCGGTACCGGAACGCGGATCGCCTGGCGATCAATCTCTTCGCCGCGCTTGAAACAGCCACCGCTTACTTCCAGCGCATCGGTCGGATCGAAAAAAACCCCGCGCAAAAAAATGCCGCACCCCTCACCGAACCCGCCGGCTGCTGGGAATGGTTTGCCTCGCGCTACCCCGACTTAACCAGGCCGGCCAACTGGTTTGCCCTCCCTGACTCCGTCCGGTCCGAATTCGCCCTTTCCGCATGAAATCGCCCCGCCCCGAATCACCCGACGACTACGCCGCAGCCTCATCGGCGCAAGGCGGTCACCGTCTCCTGCCATCCAGTCCGGAAGCTGAGAGCGCACTCGTCTCCTCTGCCCTCATTGCGCCGGATATCCTCGACGATGCCGCCGAGATCATCACGCCGGCGCACTTTCATGTGCAGGCGCACGCACTCATTTGGGAACAAACCGTCGCGCTGCACGAAGCAAAGCAAAAAATCGACACCGTCGTGATGGTCAACCGCATGCGCGATGTGGGGCTACTCGAAAAAATCGGCGGCGCCGGCGCGCTCGTGAACCTCTTTGGTTATCCCACCGCTGCCAACTGGCGGCATTACGCCGACATCGTGCGGCAAAAAGCGACACTCCGGGAAGTCATCACTCAGTGCCACGCGTTGACCCAGCGCTGTTACGAGGAGCAGGACCAGTGGCGCGACATCACAGAAGATGCTGCGACCGCCTTTTCCGAGATCGCCGCCGGCGGCATCCAGGAGAACACCGTCAAACCGGCCAAAGACTTCGCCTTCCAAGCGCTGCAGGAGATCGAGTACGCCTACAATAACCGCGGCCGCACCATCGGCATCCCGACCGGTTTCGTCGATCTCGACCGCATGATCGGTGGTTGGCAGAAGGGATACACCTACTATATCGGCGCGCGGCCGGCCATGGGTAAGACATCCCTGGGCATGGAGTTCGCGCTCGAGACATCCTGCGCGGCAATGTCGGGCGCGACGGCGACGCCCACCCTCATCTTCTCGATCGAGATGACCGGCGTCCAATTGATCAAGCGCGCCATCCTCCGGCTTGCGCAGATCAATCTGCAGAGAGCGCGGGATGGATTCTTCTCCCAGGGAGATATCAATCATCTCACCGCGGCGATGACCCGGATCGCCAAGTCGAAGCTATTCATCGACGAGACCGCGGCATTGACCATCGCCCACCTCCGTGCCCGGATCCGCCGCTTCGTGAAACAGCAGCGGCGAATCAACGGCGGCGAACGGAAGGACGGAAAGCCGGATGTGATCATCGTGATCGACTACCTGCAACGGATCAAAGGATCGAGCAAGCGGAGCGAAGACGCGCGGTATCTCGAACTGCAGGAAATCGCCCAGGGCATCAGTATCATCGCCAAAGAGCTGCAGATCCCGATCATCATCCTCGCGCAGCTCAAGCGCCCGAAGGACCGGCGACCGGATGCCGAGCCGGACATGAGCGATTTCAGGGAATGTGGCGACATCGAGCAGGAGGCCCACGTCGTCGGACTATTGCATCGGCCGCATTACTACGTGAAACACAACGTCGATAAGCAACAAGCGCTTGCCGAGGAGTTACGGGAACGGTTCGTGCGCGAAGCGATGTGGCGCGGGATGCCCAAAGAAAAGGCCGAAGAGATCCGCTTCGGCACCGAGGACCTGGAGCGGTACGCGAAACTGATCATCGACAAACAACGCGAGGGACCGGTGGGGCCGATCGATCTGCGATTCGTCGCTGACTACACGCAGTTCTCTACATGGGATCCGGAGCGTACGAGATATAGCAACAATGCGCAGCACCGGCAGGCTCCGGAGGAAATCGAAGAAAACGCGGAGGAGCAATAATGGACTTCCATCATAGCCGGCCAATCAAGAAGACACGTCGTGAGCATCGATGCACATGGTGCTGCGAAGTGATTCCCGCGGGCTCAGCAGCGTTCGCACACTTTGGCGTGTTTGATGGAGATCCCTACAACGGGCACACCCACGGCGAGTGCGAAGCCGCAATGCGGCATCCAGCGGTGCAAGATTGGCTGGCGGACGAAGGCTATATTCCGGGCGATGGAGTGAGGGGGAGAGTGGACGACCGGCGCTGGAAACTCCCGCAGTTCAACCCGGACGGCACCCGAACCGAGGAACCGCTATGAACCCCGACGAGTTAGAGCTGCACGAGTTACACGAGCGGTGCTCCCGGCAATGGGAATCGGGGCTCATGCCGCATCGTGAGGATATCGCCCGGGTGCTCTACCTCATCCCGCGCGTCTTCGCGGAAACCATCCGTCTGCGCCAGCAACTCGCCACTGCGCGTGCTGAGGCTGGCACTCCCCATCTTCTTCTCCTGCCAACCCAAACCCGTTAACTACCATGCCTAAGATAGTCAAAGCCAAGAAAAGCGCCAAGTCTACCGCTGAAACTCCGAGTGCCGACGCCGGCACGTTCGACTTATCCAAAATCGCCAGTGTCGAGATCCCATTCATCGAAACAGATTTGCCGCTCGCAGATATCGTACCGGTCTATAACGCACGATCGGACTTCGATCCGGACTACATCAAAAACGAACTGGCGCCGAGCATTCAGGAAATCGGCATCCAGAATCGCCTCTGGGTTTACAAACTCCCGGAGCCGATCAATGGCGCGAATCACGGACTGATCGCCGGCGAGCAACGCTGGCGGGCGTCGCTGCTCACCACGCGGATGACGGCGCCGGTCAAGATCTACGACTGCACCGAGCAGCAAGCCATCAAGCTGGGGCTGATCGATAACCTGCAGCGCCGTGATCTGTCCGACCTCGATGCGGCATTTGCCTACCGGAAGCTAATCGACGAGCACGGCATGAAGGCTTGGGATCCGGCCAATCCGGAGCAGTCGATCGGACATCAGATCAAAGCGAGCAAGACGAAGGTATATGCCCTTCTGAAGTTGGTCGAGTTGCCGAAACTCGGACTCGAAGCATTGCGCTCGAAGGATCCGGAGTCGCGCCTCGATCCCAGCGTTGCCGTCCGCATCGCACGGATCCCGAATCGGGATCATCAGATGGATGCACTCAAGTTGGCGATCTCCGATCAATGGACGGACGCTGATGCGGCCGAGTTGATCAATGAGCGATACATGACCGAGCTAAAGGGAGCGCCATTTGATCGAAAGGACGCCACGCTGACAGAGCGCGGATCGTGCGAAAGCTGCCCGTATCGCACGGGTAACATGGCGGAGATGTTTCCGGATCTGGCAAAGGGGCGAGGCGACGTTTGTACGGACACCGTTTGTTATCGCGAGAAATGCAAAGCTTCTTTCAAGCGACGCGCCGCCGAGCACGAGAAGCGCGGCGGAAAAGTGCTTTCGAAAAGCGAAGCCGCGAAGGCTGGCCTGCATGAGACGTGGAGTAGCGTCGGTGGCGAGTATGCCGACTTGGAATCGTCACCATGGGAAGTGTCTGGGAATAAGACTTGGAAACAGATTCTCAAGCCGCAGCTGGATAGCGGCGAGCTGATCCCCGATCTGGCCCAGGCCAATGATGGGAGCGGCAAGCACTTCCTGCTGGTGAAGCGCGCGCAGGCCGTCGCCTTCGCCAAGAAGAATGGAGACATCAAACAACGCGACGGGAGTGATTCAGAGAAAGCGGCACGGAAGAAAGAGATGGACGCGACACGATTGGCCCTCGCGGTCCGGCGGGCACAGGTCAATGCGATCGTAGATGGCTTTGAAAATATCCAGATTGACGACACGAAAGCAGTCTCGACGTGGATGCGCGGGATCTGCGTCGGTTTCGCAGGGCGAGTCAGTCACGACCAGGCGAGAGAGATCTGTAAGCGACGCGCGCTGGAAGTCCAATCCACAACCTACGGGCAGAAGCTTCCGCGTAATGCAATCGATAAGCTGGCCGGCGAGCAGAATACCTGGGAAGGAATCATGGCGCTTCTCGTGGACGTGCTGATCTGCACGGAGGGATGGAATTCCGCCGACGACCAGATCATCTATTTTGCCAGCATTGTGGGCGTGGATCTGAAGCAGATCGAGAAAGGCGTGAAGCTCGCGATGAGCGAGAAAGGTAAGAAGAAAAATAGCGGCGTGAAGCAGCTTGAGCTTTCCGCCGCCGGTGCGAAAACGAAGGTTCCCCCACGACCTCCCAAGGCAGATCCGACAGACGAAACCGAATGGGCACTGGATCTCGATGGTAATACCCTCGTTTGTCCGTTCTGCTCAACAGCCCGCAAGGAAACAGCTAGCGAGGCATGGAAGGACAAGCCGCAAACGACAACTGAGATTGTCTCCACGTGTGAGTGTGGATTTGCGGGAAGCATTCCGAAACCGGAGGAACCCGTAACGGTCTAGTGCCGACGTTTGCACTTATGAAACCCGTGATTGTAACACTGTGCGGATCCTCGCGTTTTCCTGACGAGCATCTGCGGATGGCGATGATCGAAACCCTGAATGGAAATATCGTGATCCCAATGGGCCTGTACGGGCACGCGGATTTTCCACCCGGAGCCAAAGCTGCGACCTGTGATGGCGACGAATCCACTGAGGTAAAGCAGCGGCTGGACGCTCTCCATATCGAAAAGATCCGATTGTGTGATGAGATATTGGTCGTCAACCCAGGCGGTTACATCGGCAATTCAACTAAACGAGAAATCGAATTCGCCCAAGCTAACGGAAAAGGCGTCCGGTATTCGGAGCCGGGAAAATAACATGCCTGCCAGCTTCCTTCTCTACACGGATGCCGCGAGCGTGGTGCGCGTGGCGCAGCTCCTGGCCGGTGCGGAGCGGCGGGAGCTGCTGCTGCGGGCCATTCGCGAAACCCATCCCACCATGCGCGAGGCGATCGACCCGCGCCCCACTCTCTCGATCGTGGCCGGTACGGCGCCGACCGCGATCGTTACCCAACCAGCCGAGTTAGAAATCGTTTCTCCATCCTAACCTATGAAAACTTACGTTCTCTATCACGCCAATTGTCCGGACGGCTTTGCGGCCGCGTGGGTTGCCTGGCTGCTCTTCCGCGATGATGCGACCTATATCCCCGTATTCTACGGCGAGCCGGTCCCGGCCACCATCACGGAAGGAAGCCGCATCTTCATTCTCGATTTCAGTTATAAGCGGACCATTCTTGAGAGTCTGTCGATGCTGAATCATGTGGTCGTACTCGATCACCATTCGACGGCCAAAGCGGAGCTCGATGGATTGCCAGGATTGGAGGTGGATTGCCCGCTCCGTGTGCACTTCGATACCTCGCAGTGCGGCGCCGTCCTCGCGTGGCGCTACTTCTTCCCGGATAAGGCCGTCCCGGAAATCCTGCTCTACGTCCAGGACCGCGACCTGTGGCAGTGGCAATTGCCCAGCTCGCGCGAGATCAATGCCGCGCTCTCGATCGTGCCGCGGGACTTCGTCGCCTTTACCCATGCGGTGGAGAGCATTCCGAAGCTGATGCATGACGGGTTTGTTGCGCTGCAGCAGATCGAGAAGATCGCGCGCGTCCAGGCATCGTTTGCCTTCACGAATACCGTCGGCGGTTATACCGTCCCGGTCGCGAACGTCACGGCATTCCACAGCGAGACGTGCCACCAGATGCTCGAAGAGCATCCGGATGCGCCCTTCGTAGCCGTCTACCGCGACCAGGAAGGCAAACGGATCTGGAGTCTGCGCAGCCGTCCGGACTTCGACTGTAGTGTGATCGCCAAGGAACTGGGTGGCGGTGGCCATCCGCAGGCGTGCGGGTTCGAGGAAGAGCTGCATAGCATCGTCGGAGACTTTGAGCAGGGCGGCTGCATTGCCATTACTCGGGAGCGGCAGCGGCAGATCCAGGAGGAAGGATATAGCGCCGCACATGATGACGGCCACCGGAACGGCTCAATCGCGCAGGCGGCAGCGTGCTATGCGGAGACGGCTGCCCTGCAAATCAAGAACGGATTGGAACAATCGCCGCCGTGTTTCTTCCACAAGGATTGGCCGTGGGAACGTGAGTACTTCCAAGCGCGGGATCCGCGCCGTAACTTGGTGAAGGCGGGCGCTCTCATCGCTGCTGAGATTGATCGACTGGACCGGCGGGAAGCGGCGTTCAAAAAGGATCCGATCATTCGCCGGGCAATGGAGACCTTTCAAGCGGAGATCACAGACACAACGACGCTCCGCGACATGCTGGAGTTAGTCGGTGAGAACGTGCCGCTCGATGTCATCGAAGCTTGGACCGGTGAACAACGGTCGGAAGTCGAAGAATGGTGCACGTGTGTGCACTTCAACGCGAGCGATAACCCGGACGTGAAAGTGCCGGCGCGGCCGGCGTGTGTCGATGCGTGGAAGGGGGTGCAACCGTGATCAGCTTCATCGACGGCCCGGCGCAGAATTTGACATTGAGCCTTGCTCGGGCTCCGCGCTTCTTGCGCGTGGTCCATGGCGCGAAGTGGGATGCGCTCGACCAGATCGGAGACGAGCCGGCTTCCAGCGAAACGTTGTATGCTTACGAGTGCGCGACACCGGCGGATCAGATCGGATCATGTTTCTGGGATGGCCGTGATCCGAAGACGGGCCGTCGCACCGGCGGATGCTCGCGCATTGCCGAATACCGCTACGTGCCGAACCAGCCCACCGATGCGCAGATGCGTGATCAGACGCACTGGGAAATGTGGTGCGAGCAACAGGTGAAGGAGGTGCAAAGCTAGTTATGGCCACACGCGACGCCAACGGTAAGCGGGTCCCGTCCGAACTGGCGGGACTGCCCAACAGCCGCAAATTCCGGCAGGAGCGCATCGCCCTTGGCGATCGCGGAACACCACGCGATCCCAGGCAAGCCGATGCCGCTCGAAACGCTGGCACGGTTCTGCGGATGCTCCGATGCGACGATCTATCACATCGAGAAAGACGCGCTAAAGAAGCTGCGTAATCGCCTGCTCTTCATGAAAGACCCGGCAATCACGACCGTGGTCGAGGAGCTTATCCTGCGTGTCCAGGACCGCCGCCCGGCAACCAAGACGCCATGCCACTAAGCGCCGCACAACGTAAACGCTGCAGATCCGGCCGGGGCAGGCGGATCGACCTCGGGCTGGCCATCGCCCGCTGTCACGCCGTGCCCGGCCGAGGCATGACCCTGCAGCAACTCGCGGCCTTCTGCGGCGTCTCCCATCAGCGCATCTCCCAGATCGAGCAGCAAGCCCTCGACAAACTCCGCCGCGTCGCGGTGTTCGATTCCACGCTCAGCGAACTCATCACTAACCACCTCGACGCAGCCCGAGGACGCGAGGCTGCTCAACCCACATGAAAGTCGGACGCGCGCGGATCATCAACCACGTCGGGCATATCGACGGACACTGCGGGTTGTGCAAACCCGTCGGCATCGGCCCGATGTGGGACTTCGACCAGGACCTGCTCATCTGGGTCTGCAGGGACTGTGTGCAGCACTTACTCCTCGCGGAACAAACCCTCGTCATGCGCCACCATCTCGCGCAGCCGAGTCACGAGATCATTACTCAGAACCCATGAGCCAAGGACTGACAGCAGGACTTCCCGTATTGCCATTCGTCCCGGTGGACGATCCCGTGCTGCCCCTTCCCTCGGCTGACGAGATGGAGCGGGCTTTGCGGGAGCACCCTCAGGAGTTTGTCGCCTATCTCACCGAGCGGCAGCACAAGATTGAGTTACGGACGCAGGATCCGTTGCGGCATGGGTATGAGCCGAAGATCTGGCATATTGTGGACGATCTGCTTGTCCGCGGGAATCGCGTGGTGTTGATCGATCCGACGGATAGCGTGCCAAAGGAGATTATGGGCGGCGGCGAAGTCTACGTGTCCGGAGCAAATCGCTCGAGCAAAAGCGAGTATGGGGGGCGGACGATCGTGAAGCGGATGTTCGATAAGGGAATGCAGCGCGCCTGGTGCTTTCACATGTCCGGACCGCGCAGCGTCCAGCAACAACAGCCACGGGTATGGAAATTCATCCCGCCGGAGTGGAAGCAGATCCGGAAGCATCACACAGCCTACATTCGGTATAAGCCGGCGACAGGCTTCTCGGGTGAACCACCGACCTTTGTGGGCACGAATGGCTCGCAATGCTGGTTCCTGAATTATGCGATGGATGTGGGTTCGCTCGAAGGCGATGAAATCGACATCGCCTGGATGACGGAGCTGGCCCCGTGGGAATTCATCGAAGCGGTGCGGTTCCGCTTGGCGCAACGTGCGGGGGATTTGATTATCGACTTCACGCCCAAGGACGGGTTTACGCCGACCGTGGCGAAGCTGACGGAAAGCGCGCGGGATGTAGTGCGGGTGCCAGCACCATTGTTGCCAAAGCTGGGAGCGCCGGGAGGATGTGAGACAGTGCCTCGGGTACAGAAGGCAAATCCCGGCACGAACCCGGACTTGAGCATCGTGTACTTCCATCTGAGCGATAACCCATTCGCCAATGCCGGCGAGGTGATCAAGAAGGCGCGTGCCGGCGGAAGGAAGTCGATCCTGGAGCGCGTGTATGGAGTAGCGGAGAAGCTGGCGGGCAATCTGTTCCCGACGTTCAACCGGAAGGTGCATATGATCAAAGAGGGCGAGTTGCCGAAGGACGGGACAAACAAGCAGTATATTGACCCGTGCAGCGGACGGAATCCGGCGATGATCTGGGGGCGAGCGTTGCCCGATACGCGCACGGTGGTGATCTATCGGGAGTGGCCGTCTCCGGGTAGTTATATTCGCGGCGTGGGTGATCCGGGATGGTGGGCAGAGCTGGACGCAAAGAAACCGGACGGCAAGCAAGGTGATGCACAGAAGCCCTGGGGCTTTGGGCTGCAACGGTGGATCGAGGAGATCCTGATTGCGGAGGGATGGAACGATGCGGAGATCGAGGCAGCCGTGGAGGCGATGGACTGCACACCACCGAAAACCCAGCGGAATGGCCCGGCGAGTAAGATCGAAGCGATTTACGAGAGGGTCATGGACTCACGGTTTGGAAATGCGCCGACACTAGCCAAGGGTGAGACGGTGACGTTGATCGAGTCACTTTCGGAGCTGGGAATGAATTTTGAACCGGCACCGGGCGAGCACATGCGGGAGGGTATCGACCAGATCCACGATCTGCTCTGGTATGAGGAGGATCGGCGGATCGACCACATTAATCGACCGCGTTTGCTGGTGACGGAGAATTGCAAGAACGTCCTTTGGATGTTCGAGAATTACACGGGGCTCGACGGACAGCACGGAGCCTCAAAGGATTTCGCCGATCTCGTGCGCTACCTCGCGCTGGATCCTCCGGTTTACATGGAGCCGGACAGCATGCGGAGCCGGGGCGGCGGAGCCTACTGATTTATGAGTGACTACATCCCACCCACGAAACAATACCTTCGCCGCGGCGAGGTGATCGAATGGATTACCTCCCTCGGGATCTTCGAAAAGGACTTCGAAAAGTTAGTTAACGCCGGAGTTATCGAGAGGATCACTTTACATGCCAATGCCCGGGGTTACTATCTTCGCGAGGCGATCGAGAGACACCTTATCAAACCGTTCCGGGACGCGGAAGAGAGAATGCGCGGCCCATTGCCCACCACCACAAAGTTGTAACTCATGAAACTCTACTCACCAACCGGCACGGAGAAACCCAGCATCGAAAAGGCGACGGATAATCCCGAGCTGGGCGAAATGGTCCGCGAACTCGATCATGCGATCAATAACGCTTTCGAGTTCTACGATCGCAATGAGCATTGCCTGAACACCCGCTATTGCTGGTGGCCGGGACAAACCCGCGACGGGCGCAAATGGGGTACCCTGGAACGCGAACCGTTCCCTTGGCCGGGCGCGAGTGACACGCGGATCCGGACCGTGGACATGGTGATCCAGGAGCAAAGCGAGCTACTGCTAACCACCCTGGGCAAGATGAACATTCAGACCGCACCCACGCAGGCGATGGACGCGGACTGGGGTGCGCGCATCAGCACTCTCTTGCGCTGGTACATGTACAACGCGATGGCCGACGAAGGAGACAGCGAAATCGGGCCGTTGGCGAATTACATGCTCACTTACGGGAGCACCGTGCTGAGCGTGCACTGGCTGCAGACGCTGGCCTATGAGCGGAAGACGGTGAAACTGGACGATCTACTCGCCGCAGGGATGCAGGCCGGCGGACCGCAGATGCTGGCGCAACTGCAGAAAATGCTCTTTGATCCGGGGCAACAGGATACGGTCGTGAGTTACGTGAAGCAGATTTCGTCGATGCTCACCGGCGCCGAGGCGACAAAGGTGATCAACGATCTCCGCACAAACGGTGTCGCGCAGTTCCCGAAGCCGTATATCTCGGAGGCGCGGCCGTCACTCCGCGCCCTGCAGACGTTCCAGGATGTCTTCTTCCCCGTGAACACGTGGCGTCTGCAGAAGGCGCGGTTTATCGCGGAGCGGGAGTTATTGACCGCAACCGAGCTGCAGGAGAAAGCGCAGGGCCGTGAACAATGGGATTCGGATTGGGTCGATCAAGTCATCGAGAGCCAGCGCGGGAAGACGTTCAACGGGAATCTGCATGCGCTAAATGTCCTCGAGCGACAGCGCGAACTGGGCGGCGTATGGGGCGAATGGATGAACGAAGCCGAGGATCTCTATGAGGTGTGGCACTTCTATCACCGTGCCAGCAACAAGGGCATTCCGGCAATCTTCCGCACGGTCATGCATCCGTTTGTCGGGGATAGCTATGGGCTGCACGAGATCATGCCCTATCTGCATGGGCAATACCCTTACATCGAGTTCGTGCGGGAGAAGACGTGCCGCTCAATCCTCGCCTCGCGCGGGTTGCCGGAGGTCCTGGACACCCACCAGAGCGAGATCAAGGTCCAGCGCGATGCGCGCACGGATCGGGCGAGCGTCACGACGCATCCGCCCATGCTGGTCAAGCATCGGCCGGGACAGAAGAAGAATACCTACGGCCCAGGCGTGGAGATTCCGGTGAACAAGATGGACGATATCGCTCCCCTGTCCTTTGGCGCTCCGGATGAAACGAGTATCGAAGTCGAACAAGCGTGCAAGCGGGATCTGAATGAGTACGTCGGCCGCGCCGGCGAGGGAGTCGATCCGCAGCTCGTACTGAATCGGCAACAAGCCCAGGTCACACTCTGGCTGAATCGCTGGAGGCTGGCCGGCAAACAGGTCCTGCAGCTCGCGCAACAGTACACCCCACCGATGACCATCCCGAGGATTGTCGGCATGACACCTAAACCGATCGACGTCTCACGCGAGAGCATCGCCGGGCAGTTCGATCTCATCCTCACCTTCGACGCGCGGTTTGCAAATCAGGAGTACGTGCTGAAACTCATGAGTGAGTTTGCGCAGTATCTCTTCCCGATCGACACGAACGCCGTGGTGAACCGGGATGCGGTGATCCGGTATGTGATGGCGAGCATTGACCCGACCCTCGCGGATCTAGCGGTGCGCGACACGGAAAGCGCGCAGGCGACAGAGGTCGACGACGAACAAACGAACCTGGCCAAGATGTTCGCCGGCGTGCCGCCACCGATGAAACTGCAGGGGCAGAACTTCGCGGCGCGACTGCAGGTGCTACAGCAAGCGATCCAGGGCAACCCACGCTTGCAGCAAGCGCTGCAGCAATGGCCGGACTTTGGCGCGATGGTCGATCAGCGGGTGAAGTTTCTCACCCAACAAGTCACGCAGCAGAAGAACCGGATGATCGGGGTTTATGGCACCATGCCGACACCGGGCAGCGCGGGCGCGCCAGCCCTCGGAGCGCCGACCGGGATGGGAGGTGCACAGTGAGCTGGCCAGTGCTGGTGGCGGCACTCAGTATGGTATGCTTCGTATGGCTGAGCTGGACCTTATGGACTATCTGGACGAAGCGGACGCGGCAACAAACGCAAGCGAGGAAGTACGGGAGCATGACGCCGCGGGAGATCCGGGCGGCGCTTTGCGTGGGTGAGGATGCGCCGTTGTGGAAGGCGGTGCATGTCTTGCTCGAAGGGCAGATTGCGGCGGCGCATGCCGAGGCGACGGATCCCGACAACCAGCTCCGGCCACCACTGCCGGCATATTATGCGGGCGCCGCGCGGCATTTGGAGCGGTTCCGGGATTTCCTGCTTGCCGAGCGGGAGGAAGCGCTCAAACAGACTTTGGAGGAGGATTGAGATGGGTAAGTATCTTAGTTTTCCAGAGCCGTGCCGGCACTGCGGACGTGGAACTTACAATCCGGAACTGGACTGCGAGCAATGCAGTCCCTCGTGGAAGGCGCAACGGGACGCTGATCGAGCTACCGTTCGAAGGTTAAACCTGTCCACCCTTCGAGTATGTGAAACTTGCGACAGCGGCGAAATGAACTGCCAATGCATCATTGCGGCCCATTGGGCGCGGCCTTGTTATGAGTGAATCACACTTTGTCCCAGCAGAAGGCGAGTGTGTTGGATGTCGATGCGTCACGGATGATCAAATTGGACTTGGAGATCCGAAAGACCCGATGACCGTATGGTGCTGCCGAGAATGCTATGAGGACGGATCGTTGCATAACTGGCTCGTGAAAGAGCTCGAGGAATGGGCGGAGAGCAATCCGAACATGGAAAAGTTACCCGATGGTAGCTGGCGCGAAAAAGAAAAGTCATGAATGACGAAAGCTTCGAAATGGTGATCTACGTCTTGCGGCCGAATAACGAACCGCTTTGGCTGCCTCAGCGGATCCTCGATAAGATCGGGGCGGAGCATGGCGACCGGTTAACGACAGCGCAGTACGAGGATCCGGCGGTGCAGCAACTTCTAGCGGAGCGGAGACAGGCAAAGAGATGATCGAGATCATCGGGAAGACAGTCATGGGCGCCGGTTTATAAGTACCCGAAGGCGCAATTCGGAAAGCACTGGCAGCACCCGCTTTGCGCACTATTTGCGGCGCGTGGCTTCGATCTTAATTCGGGAATGGATTGGCTGCAGGATCGCGGGCATATCTCGGACGAATGTGTCTGGCCGCACGATGTTGCCCTTGCCGACGTGGAGAGAATCATCAAGCTGGCGAAAGCGGAATGGCTGGCGCCGTGTGTCGAGAAGTTACGGAACTATGGAAACACCAGAGAAGGACGTTGACATCGAGCGGATCAACGAAGCGCTCCGAGTCCTGGGCGAGCACTTCGACACGGTGCACATCTTCGCCACGCGGGTGGAAGATGACGGCAAAACCTTTCGTTTCCAGAAAGGTGCGGGTAATTGGTTTGCTCGGTTCGGACAGGTCAAATGCTGGGTGATCTTGAGCGAAGCGGAAGAGGCTCGTGCTGCCAAGGATGACGACGAAGACGAGTGCGTATAACCGCACCGATTTAGCCGCCATTTCACCCCCTTTCACCCTACTTCACTGGTAGTCACATAGACCGGAGTTAGGCACCAGGAGTAAAGCGGACCCATGCCCACAATCAGCTTTCGCGCGCGCAACTACTGGTTCTCTTATCGCAACTGGAAACTCGAAGCCGACAAAGGCGGTGGTTCCGGAAGCGAGCCAAGGCCGGTGGACGAATCCGGATTGGAGTTCCTGCCTGGCGGCGAAATGCTGCGCGGGGCTACGACCACGGGCGCGCCGGCGGAAGATAACGAGGGATTGCCGGCACAATGGACGCAGGAGAATGCGACGGGCGAGGAAGACGAAGATTTGGAAACGCGGGAACCGGAGAAACAGGAGGCGGCCGCCGGCACTGTGGAAGCGGGAAAAGAAAAGACGGAAGTGCCGGCGTCCGCACCTGACATGAAGGATTGGCCGGAAGCGGCCCGGACGCATGTTGAAGCGGTGCAGAAGGAGCGCGACGCGCTGAAGACCGAGAAGGAGACACTCGCCGCGGAAGTGCAGAAGCTGAAGGATGGCGCACCGCAGGCAGCGCCGGCAGTTACTGGTGCGGGTCCCCTCGCCCGGGTCACTTCGGAGGGTCTCGCGGCTCATGCTGCCCTGGCGAAATCGCTGCGGAGCTGGGCGCTGCGGCATGTGGCGAGTGGCGGCGAGTTGCCGAAGGAACTGCAGGCGCGGGTCGAAGGTCGCAAGGTCGAAGACATCACGGAACCGCGGACACTGACCGCTGAGGAAGTGGGATCCATCCTGGAGAACACTGAGGCGATGTTGAGCGATCACATCCCCGCTCGCCGGGAGTGGCTGGCAACGGAGAAGGAGACAAACGATTGGCTCGCCAAGGAGTACCCGGCCTATGTCGATGCGAAGACACCGGAAGGCCAGTTAATGGAAGAGTTCGCCCGGCAGTTCCCGCAAGTGAAGCAACTCCCGCGTTGGCGGACCGTTCTGGCGAGCGTCGTGCGCGGGCATCTCGCCTTTGAGGCAGATCATGCCGCCAAGGTTAAGAAGGCGGCCGGCAATAGCGAAGTGCCGATCGCGCCGGTGCCGCCGAGCGGTGGACGGGGCGGCAGCACCGGCGCCGCAAAACCACCAATTTCCAAGCCGAAAGGCAAATCCGCCGAGTTGAGCGCCTCGATGGATGCTGATGACCTGGCCCGGGTCCTGTAACCGCGCTCGAAACCTACCTCAGTAAGTTACCCATGCCAGCTACGAGCGAAATTAACCAGGTCGGCAAGCGCGAGGATCTTAGCGATCAGCTCGTCGTGGCCGATGCGAAGAATACCCCGGTATCGTCCATGATGCCGAAGGGCAAGAAACCGGCGAAGACCATCTACGATTGGGTCCACGCCCGCATTCCGGATCCAGATACGAATAGCGTGCCAGACGGCAAGCCGGTCGATAATGTCGAGGACCTTTCCGGCGATCGTGGATTACTCCACGGCCGCGTGCATAAACTCCGTCGCGTGGTGGGCGTCTCCGAAATGGCGGAAGACGTGAGCACGCCGGCGGGCATTCAATCGGAGTTTGCCAACTCGAAAGCAAACGCGCTCCTCGCTGTGAAGCGAGCCATCGAAGCGGTATTCTGCGGCGACCAGGACAGCAGTCTGGTCGGTACGACTCACACCTGCCGTGGACTTGGAGCGTGGATCAATGATACCGCCCAGGCGGACTTACCAGTGCCAACGCTCTATCTGACACCGACCGCGAGCATCTACTCCGGCGCGCTGACGGATCTCACGGAAGACGACATCCGTGGCATCATGCAGTCAATCTACGAACAGACCGGCGAAATGCTCGATCTTGACGGGCCGGTGGGAACGGATCTGAAATCTTTCATCTCGAAGATGACGATTCACGACGAGAGTGTTACCACGAACAAAGCTGTCGTTCGTACCTTCTGGGCACAGTTGAAGGATAGCACGCTTTACGGATCGGTTGATATCGTAAAGGGCGACTTCGGCACCGTGCGGCTACTTCCTACGTTGTGGAATCACTACAACAATACCACGAAGAAGGCCGACACGAAGCGCGGCTATTTCCTGCGGATGAACGGCATCAAGATGCGGGCAAATAAGCTCCCCGGATTCAAACCGTTGCCGGACGACGACTCCGGCCCGCGCGGTGTGGTAACGGCTATCATCTCACAACAGCTCGACTCCCCTCTCGTGCACGGCGCCATCAAAGCATCGTAAGCACCCTACCCAACCAATCGGAAAACCAAAGCAGACATAGTTATGAATGTCTTCCCACTGACAACTGAAGAGCGGGCGCAGGGTGGATTCACCCACCGCATCGAACTTACGCACGCCGATCTGACCCAAACGGCAGCCAATACTGCCCAGGTCATTTCGCTGATCACCCTTGCCATCGGCATGATGGTGCTGCGCGTTGCGACCCGCATGACGATTGCGTTTCAGGACGTGAGCGACAATGCGTTCAACAGCACGGCGATCACCATCGGCGACACTGGTACAGCGAACCTCTTCCTGGCCAGCCAGGAACTGAACGTGAACGGCACCGAGGTGTACAACAAGGCCGGCACGATGACGGCCAAGGCGTATGACTCGACGGACGCGCTAAACATCACCTTCAACTCGATGTCCGCCAAGAGCCTGTCAAACATCGATGTCGGCGCGATCACCGTCTTCGCGGAGATCGTGGATCTGAAGCAACTCGCGGGATCCTAACCTCACTGATCGAGAGATGCCCAAGGCCGTCGACTTCTTCGATCCGGAACTACTCACGGATGTCACGCGCGAGATGTGGCCGTTTCGGTCGCAGATCGCGGATCGTGAGCAGGTTCTCTGTGCGCTGGCGCTGAGCCGGCAGCACCGGATCGCGGCGGCGAATTCCCGGCTCGACCGGGCCTTTGTCGACGGGATCGGCGAAGTCGTCGCGTCGATCGATGCGGATATCTATCATCGCTTCGGGCTGATGTACGGCTACGAGACGGTGAATTCGCCGGACTTCCTGCGCACGTTACTCCGCGATAACCCGGAGATTCGGGTGAAGAGCCGGAGCCGCAAGACAGGAATCGTAGTGCCGGCGGACTATCGGGAGAACGCGGACAACGTAGACGGCATGCAGTTGGTGAACACCGGCGCCGCGTGCGTCGAGGAGGGCGACATTTGAGGACGACTCAATTCAAGCCGGTCCTGGAATGGGTTGCGCGCAAGATGCTCGGATCCGTCTCGATCATGGGCGATGAGGATGCAGCCGGGTTCGTCGACGGGATCAACACGGCTGTCCGCGATTGTTGGGAACGGGACTACTGGCCGGAATGGACGACCACCGAAGAGCGGTGGTTCCGCCCCTTCTGGGACGTAGGCACGACTTACAGCGCCGGTGATGAGGTGTACTATCCACCGGCTTGCGCCTACTTCCGGTCCCTCTTCGACATGCAGTTCGGGAACGTGCCGGATGAAACTGGCTTCTGGGAGAAGTGCGGAGTGGACGGCGCATTGCCGATCGATCCGTATATCTCCCTCGACCAGGCCGGCAAGACGCCGATCGGAACCGTCTCGCGGATCTCCCCGCATAACCCGGATCTCTATCCCGGCTCGCGTCATCTGAAGTACACCTTCTCGGACAACGGCATCCAAGTGCCGGCGTGCGCACTGAATAGCGTCTGGATCACCTTCCGGCTCCGTCCGCCGGAGTTTACGGCAGCCGTCTGGGAAACATCGATCAACTATGCGACGGGAGATAGCGTATACGATCCGCAGAGCGGGGAATGCTGGCTCGCGGTGGGCGCCAGCCTGACCGTGCCACCCGGATCCAACGCCACGAAGTGGAGCAAGATCCTGTTTCCGTATGTCCTGGCCGAGGCGGTGAAGCAATTCGCCTATGCCTCCGCCCTGGATGATGACGGGCAACAGGATAAGGCAATCAGCACGCGCGAGGCGGCCGAAGAAACCCTCACGAATGAATGGGGGAAGGCGGACGGACAACAAAACCAGGTGCGGAGAGCCAACGTCGAAGTGCGGACGGCGAACGACAGCAACTATCCGCGCCACGTCAGCAGCTTCTAACTCTTATGCTTCGATCACAAGGACTCGAAATCGCCCAGAAGGCGGGCATTGATCAAGTCACCACTTCGGCGACAGGTGCGAACTGGGTGCAACTCACGGACCGGTCCTGCAATCAGGTCACGATCTACAATGACACCGGGGCGGCATTGCGAGTGCGGTACTGCAACAACGCCGGCGTCGCGATACCCGGAGACACTTACTTGAAAATTCCGGATGGAATCGCGCAGCCATTGCGGGGACTGAGTAACTCGAAGCAACTGCAGGTGCAGCGCGACGACACGGCGAATACCCAGGTGACGGCGAAGTTCACGTACGAAAGCGTATGATCCCTATTCCCTCGCTGGCTCGACCGGCAGCAACGAAAGATCCCCTGCAGCAGACCAATCCGGTCGAGTATTGGGACGCTCGCGACATCAAAGGTATCTCGGAAGGTGGTAATGTCACCAGTTGGACGGGAAAGAATGGGAATATCGCCACCGTTGCCGCCGCTCAAGCGATCAATGCCGGCTACGGGAATGCGTTCTATTCGAGCGGTGGGATCTGCGGTAACCCGTCGGTGCATTGCACTGGCTCATCCATGTTGGCCACCGCCGCAAACCTCCTCAGCGGGAATTATGCAAACTTCTCTGTGGCAATGGTGCTGTGGCCGAAGAGCACATCATATGGCGGGCAATCGACAATCAACGGGCTTGGGAGTTTTGCAAATAGCATCCTGACTACCGGAATCCAGTTGCAAACTTCGCAAAATCCGGAGTTTAACATGCAACACTTTCCGCTGGGCGGGATTGGCGCAAAGGGGCGTATTTCAGCCGGCACCGTCAGCGGTTCGGCGCGTCCTCTCGTGGCGATCTGGACTTATGATGGGAGCAAAACGTTTCAAAGCGTCAACGGGTTGGCGATATTATGGATAGACGGAGTGTGTGTCAGCGGGCAATCCACTGGTACCACAACGATTCCAATGGACGGTCCCGTCCAAATCGGAAACCTGGATGCGGGGAATGGGTTTGTGGTCGATGTCGGAGCATTTGCTTTCTGGAATCGAACGTTAGAGCCGACGGAAATCCGGAAACTCAGCGCCTATCTACACGATAGCTTCGTGAAAGATTACCGGCCTCGTTGTTTTGTGACCGGCGATTCCATTGGAGAAGGTACGGCACAGGATGCAGGCGGAACGATCGTGGACCAACTGCAGAAGGCGATGCCGCAAGTCCGTTTCATCAATGCGGCATACGGCGGCCGGACATTGGCAACGCAAGTTGCCGGTGCGCCTCCATACGATAACCAGCTGAATTGCTTGCAATCTGGCGATGGCCTTTTGGTGTTTACGGGATCAATCGATGTTGCGACCGGAGCCTCTGCCGCAACCGTAGAAGGCAATCAAGCCACATGGGTTTCGAAAGCCAAGGCACAAGGTGCCTTCGTCGTGCAGGCGACAATGGTTCCGAAACAGGCGGACACGGATACGACAACGCAAAATGCGGCCGACACTCAGAGGGCCGCACTCAATCTGTCTTTGAATACCCCGTCGAATTCGGGAGCGGATGCGACGGTCGACCTGACGACCATTTCCGGATTTGGCACAAATACGGCGTGGCAAGACACGACGAAATACAGGACGATTTCCGGCGGATTTACCGGCGCGAATGCCACGGGCGGCAGTCAGTCAATCTCCGTCCAATTCTTTCCGCTGCGCAAGGCGCGGGTGGCCAGTGTGATCAAAGTGAGCGACAGCAGCGATGTCAGCTCGAACTTCGAATCGATCATTTCCAGCGACGGACACCTGTTGCAAACGGGCGGGAACCTTGCCGGTGTGGCACTTACTTTGACGGTCAATGACGGATCGCATGTGACGTCGGTCGGCACGGCAACATGGGTGACTCCAATCGTGACCGTGTTGAAGCCCTTCTTTGGATTCTAACCTTATGGTGCCAATACTCGCACTCCTTTCCCCGGAAGAAGCCACGCAGCTCGTGGATAACTTATCGACGAAGAGCGATCGCTGGCTGCTCATCGCGATCCTCTGTTTCCTGCTCGGGGCGATCATGCTCATGGCGCGGTGGTTCATGCGGCAACTCGACATGCGGGATCGGAAGATCGATCAGCTTGGAGGCAAGCTGGATTCGGTGCACGAGGAGCACACGAAGTATCTCCGCGAATCGATCGAGCAGCTGACCACGGTGATCAGCGAGAACACGAAGGCGATCATCGCCCATGGCGAGCGCGCGGCGCTTATCCATAGCAAGGGCGGTCACCATTAACTTTCTGCGACTAACCCCAAACCCAAAATCCACTCAGTTACAAATGAAGATCCGAGCAAAATTCTCAGTAAGTTCCGTAACCACGCACGCCTATGGAGCCGAGACTCCCAAGCTGCACGCGGTGTACGGCGACGGCAAAGCGAACGCCGAATGGGCGAAGGCGACTCCGGATGGCTCCCTGGAGATGACGATCGATAATCCGAACGCGCAAGGAATCCTCCTTCCCGGCGAAGAATACTTCATCGATATTCGGCCCGCGAACGTGGAAGAGGCCACGACGCCGGGCGAGCGCGCATACACTGCGTACGTCATCGCAGTCGGGGGCAAGGCGTTCAACGGCGACCCACTTCCGACCTATACGGAAATGAAGGAGGACTCAAAGCGGTCTCATTTGATCGCTGCATGGGAAGCAGCTGCGTCCGCGGTGTAATCCGCAGGTAATAGCCGACTTAATAATAAATCGGACATTAGACATGAATAACTGGAAAACTACCACTCTCGGAATCCTCACCATCGCCGGCGCGCTTATCTCGGCGGCGATTAACTATCTCTCGACCGGCGCGATGCCCGGCGTCACGACACTCGCCACACTCACCGCCGGATGGGGACTCATTCATGCGAAGGATGCAAATCCCTCGGCAACTCCCGGTACGCAATCGTTCTTGAAATGCCTCATCATCATTGTCGGCCTGGCTTGGACCATGGAGGCGATGACCGGCTGTGCGAACGTCGGCACTATCTTCATGACCGTGCAGGCGGAGTTTCAGAAGGCGGAAACCTGGGCGCAGACACAACAGGGAACGATCATTCTCAACGGTGCTCTCGCCGGAGCGAATGCAGCCTTTGCTAAGAATGCTGGACCGAAGACGGCGGCAGATCTCAGTACAGCGGCCTACTTCGTGCGCACATTGGAGAACGGCAAACAGCCGAGCGCAACGGACGTGCTCAGTGCGATCAGTCCTTACCTGGGCAAAGGTAGCGAAGCGCAAACGATCGCGGCGGCCGTGGTCGCGAGTGCGGCAACGGCGCCGACGGCAAACGGCGGAATCGAGATGGCGGCACGACAGCTTGATGCAGTGGCGGCAGCGAGCAGTCCCTAAGCCCCAACCCAACCTCAAACGATCAACGAATGAAACTCGTGCTTCTGGGGCTGTGCATGCTGGCTGCCACTTGCCAGCCCCTGCCGTATACGATCCACATCGGCGCTTACTATCAGACTCCTCACGGGGACCAGATTGGGGCGAGCGTGGAATTGGATCCGGCGTTTAGAAAGGAGAAGAAGTAATGGACGCATTTACTCGAGCGATCTCGTTCGTGCTGCCGCACGAAGAGGAGTTTGCGCGTGGACACTGGGGCGATGAAAACTTCGTCGTCACCGAGAACGTGTCCGGCGATGCCGGCGGATTGACGAAGTACGGTATCGACGAGGCGAGCAATCCGGGCGTGGACATCGCGAACCTGACGAAGGATGAGGCGATTGCCATCTACCGGAAACGCTACTGGGATGCGCACAACCTCGATGCACTTCCGGACAAGCTGGCGATCTGCGCCTTTGATGTGTGGGTGAATGGCGGCCACGCGTGGGAATGGCTGCAGCACGCCTATAACATCGCGCCATCGCATTCAGCCGAGCCTTTCCTCACCGAGGACGGGATTCTCGGGCCGGCCACTCTGGCCGCCCTTCAATCCGCGAACCAGGACGATCTTGTGACGATCTTTCTCGCGGAGCGCGATGCGCGGTTCCGGGTGCTAGCCAAGTTGCCGAGGCGGACAAAGTTCCTCAAGGGCTGGCTGGATCGCGATCGGGATCTGGCGGCGTTTCTGAAATCTTAACTAACCTTTCGCAACCGGCTCCGGATTTACCTGCAGGATTGGGCAATCCAAACAGGTGGTTTGCCGGAGCCGGTTTGCGAGCTTTAAAATGGGACAACGTTACCGAGCATATTATCCGAAGGATGACTCCGCGCAGACGGACGGGCAACTCGCGTGGATTGGCGTGCGCTGCAAAGGCGAACCCGACCAGCTTCCGGAAGGCTATGTGTACGATGGCCGGAATATCACATTTTCCGGCCAGGTGGCACAGACGCGCCTCGGCAGCATGACGCCGGCGAGCTTCATGAGCGCGCAACTTGCAGCGCCGCTCTATGGCGCGGGGATCTTCTCGGATCCGAAGGACCGGGAATGGCTGCTCCTCGCCGCCGGCGACCGGATCTGGCGGATGCGGGATGGCTGCACGGCGCGTTCGGTGCAGACGCCGGCACCGAGCACGAAGCGGGTGGAGTTTGTCCAGACGTTTGGCTCCATGCTACTCTTCCGCGGAAGCCAGGCGGTACCGTGGAGCTGGGATGGTGACGTGCGGGATGCCTTTGCACCCGTACCACAGACCGACCTGGGCGACGGTACGCAGCCGATCCCGAACGGGACGGACCGGATCGGATTGCGGCCGGTGGTGATGAACTCGCGCAGCTTTGTGCCACATGACCGGAACTTTCTCGCCGTGTCGGACATCCTGGACTTTACCCGGTATGACAACGTCTTCTCGGATTACTATGTAGGCGGGGCGAATGATCACTTACTCGTGGCGCTGTATGCCTACCAGCAATCCTCTTTGCTGGTCTTTCTCGATCAGAGCATTCAGATCCTGTCCGGATTGACTGGAGACCTATCCAGCGCCGCGCTCGGGCCGGTGAATGATCAGATCGGCTGCTGTGCGGCAAACAGCGTGGCAATGGTCGGGTCTGATGTCTTCTTTCTCTCGACCACGGGCGTGTATCGGCTGAGTCAGGTGATTCAAAACCGGATCCAGACGCCCCCTACCCCGGTGAGTGAGGCGATCGAGCCTTATATCAAGCGCATCACGTGGAGTGCGGTGGCCGGAGCGTGCGCGGCAGTGATCGGGCGTTATTATGTACTGGCGGTGCCGCTGGACCTGCGCACGGTCAATTCCGCGCTCCTGGTCTACGACGCTGCGAGTGACGCATGGCACGGGATCCACACCTTTCCGAGCGGGGTGCAATTCGATTCCCTGCAGGTGACGGATTACCAGGGCGAAAAGCGGCTCTATGGGATCGACTTCGCAAATGCGCGGGTACATCTGCTCTTCCAAGGGCGCCACGATGTCATCGGCTCGACGGTGTACGACATCCCGTGCAGCGTGGAGATCAAGCGCTGCGATCTCTTACAGACCACGCTGGCGGGACAGAAGCGGTTTCGGCGCGGCAAGGTCGTGTTGCGGGGATGGAATCCGGACTATTCGATCGCGCTGAAATCCGAGGGCGTGAACCAGGTGCAAACCTTGCGTGCGAACGTGATAAAGGACCGCACCCGCTACAAGACGCACGGCGCGCCGAAGTATAACCCGGCCAACACAGGCGACAACCACGGAGCCCCGCTACGCGAGGATTACAGTGTGGACATCGGCACTGCCTTCGATCCGGGGACAAATGGCGTGGATCCCGATCTCGAGCAAACCCACACCGAACCGCTCGCCATCCGGACCCAGACACGCGGCGCCTCGGTGATCGTGAGCAACCAGCAAGGCACCATGGCGGTCGTGGCTGTGGAGTTGGAGGGAGACGCCGCAAACCGGGCCGGACGGCCGCGCTGATTTATGATCATCACCCGCAATCATCTTCCCGGATCCGGACCCTGCAGCCGCGATCAATTCGACGCCCTGGGCGATATCCAAATCGCTTTCGAGCAGGAGGACTACGATGCCATCGTCGCCCAGGTGAATGAGTCACTCGGGCAAGGCGTGGCCGGGCAGAACTATCTGCGCAACGCCGACTTCGCGCTCTGGAGCCGTGGACAAGGCCCCCTCTCGCTCTCCGAGGGTATCTGGAGTGAGCTACCGGACTACTGGTTTGCCCGGGCGGACTACGGCGCGATCGGGAGCGGCGGCAGCGGCACCTTTGCGAATATCACCCTGGATCCGGACACGCAACACGAGCAATGGCTCTACTGCGCGAAAATGTCCGGCGCAATCAACCTGATCTCGATGGACCTGGGCCAGAAACTGCCGGCGCGAGTCTGCGCGGCGTTGCACCCGAAATGCACGCTGACCCTGGAGATCGAGAACGAAACCGGCGCTTCGATCACACCGGTGATTCGCTACGAAACTTGCGACACGTTCGAGAACTACAACGCCACGACTTTGCGCGTGACTCAGACACTCGTGCCGATCGCGGCCGGCGCGACGGCGGTGACGACGACCACGCTCGACCTGACAGCATTTTCCACGGAGGTGCGGAATGGCGCCTTTCTCTTCGTGCGCTTCACCGGCGCCGGCGACGTGGGAAAATTTGTGCGCGTATATGCCGCAAAGCTGGAAGTCGGCACGAGCGGGACGACGAGGGTGACTGAGCGCAACACCGATCCTTCCACGATCAGCGGCGGGGCCGGATCGGGCGAGCAGATCAACTATTTTGCGAATCCAAATTTCCACCGGTGGCAGGCAACCTCCGTGACCTGTCAGGCGGCGCAACGCAACTTCGGACCGCTGGCCTGGTTTGCCCGGCCGGCGGCGGGTAACACGCTGTCCCTGACACGGGACACGGTGACTCCGGATGTCGGATCGCGGTTTGCGGCGAAGATGACCGGCGATAGTGCGGTGAGCGCATTTGTCGATTTCGGCACCCAGCTCGACCTGCCCACAGCGAGCGAGGCACAACGAACGGTTGTGTTCTCCGCAAAGGTGTTCAACAACACGGGCGGCGCGATCAACCCGACCTTGCTGGTCGACACCTGCAACAGCGAAAACACGTTCAACACGCTGACGAATCGCCTGACCCAGGTGCTGCCGCCGTGCGCAGACGGAGCCTGGACGGATCTGGCGATCTCGTTTGATGCCTCAAGCCTGCCAAACTTTGGCAACGGAGCGGAAGTGTATCTGCGTTTCGATTCCGGGACGCTGGCGAGTTCGGGGCAAACGATCTCCGTGGCGCGGCCGAGGCTGGAACCTGGTGCCACGGCAACCACGTTCGTACCAAAGCCGAGTTACGACGAACCGTATGCCGCCGGTGGCAGTTATGCGAGCTTGCGAGCGGCTTACGTGGATAGCACGCACCTGACCATCAGCGCCCTGGAGCTGGTCCTGAAAGATGCCGGAGGCAAAGGGATCCTCATCCCAGCGATGACGGCGGCGATCGACATCACCGCCCAAGGGCCCGGAGGCATCGACTACACGCCGCCATTCCTGACTATCACGTGGCATTATGTGTGGCTGGTTTCGCGCGGAGACAGTCACTCGGCAATCCTCTCCCAATCGGCCAGCGCACCCACCCTGCCCGACGGGTATATCTATCGGGCACTCGTGGGAGCGCTCTATATCAGCCTCGGCGTGCCGAAGTTCCTGCAGATCGGCAAGGAAGTCTGGATCGCCAAGCAATCCGTTTTCGCCGGCACGGCGAGCGCGGATGACACATGGCAGACGCTCGTCCTCAACACGTCGGTCCCGCCGAACGCCGTGGCGGTGAGTGGGACGGTAGGGGTCACTACGGGAAATGACATCCGGATCCGGATGAGTGCCGATAACCCGGGGACCTTCACGGATCCAGGGATCGGAGAAATCGTCCGCATCGCGAACGACACCGGCACGGCGAACTATAACTTCCGGGCGAGCGAACAGTGGAGATTGCCGATTATTACCGCCCAGACGGTTTACTGGGCCGTGAGCGTTCACACCGCCGGCTACCGGATCGAGGTCTGCAGCTATACCTTGCCATGACACCAGCGATCCTCAAAGCCTGGGCAGCATATCGGGAGAGTGATAGTCCGCGGGACTTCTGGGCGGATGTGAACCAGCACCTATTGCACGGTTACGTCCTCTCCTTTCCACAGCTCTTTGCCATGGCCCGGCCCGTGAGGCGCGATGCCGAGGAGCGCTGGCTGGCCTGCATACCGCATCCCTTTGTAAATCCGGACACCTGGCTGGTGTGGAGTGCAGCGGGGCACCTGGACCTGCTGCTCAGTCTCCTGCCCTACGATCTGCCCTATCTCGCCTTCCACCGTGGCTCTAGCCGCCGGCGCGGGCCTCAACCTTTGCGCGTCTACCCAACCCAGCGAGTGCGCGCGCTCGCACAATGCCTTCACGTATGAGCAGCGGATACTTTGGACAATCGGCGCAGATGGATCCTCGGCACCTCAACGAGGAACTCGGCAACATCAGCAAACAAGCCAAGCCGGTCCTGAACGACGAGATCGGCTACAGCACGCAGATCGGGCAAGCGCAGCTCGGCCTCGGGCAGGACTTCGCGAACGAAGCGCTCTCGCTCTATCCGCAGCTCGTCACGGCGGAGCAGGCGGCGACCACGGCGCAGCGCGCCCAGGACGCGGCGGACCTGAGCAAGTACGGACCGAAGATTCAGGCAGCACTCGGGAAGATCAACCCAGGATGGCAGAGCAGCCTGAACGCGGTGAACAACGCCGCTTCGACGGCGATGACCCCGACGCCATTGCTCGGCCGGCTGAATACTTCCGCAACGAGTGCGCTGAATACGGCTGACAACCTCGCGCCGAGTGCACTCCGGACTTCACTGACGCAAGGCGCCCAGGATCAGCTCGCCTTAGGGGGCGCACTCTCAGCCGATGAGCTGCGCGATGTGGATCAATCTTCGCGGGCTGCCTTTGCCGCGCGCGGACTCGAGTACTCAGATCCGGCGATCGCCACCGAGGCGCTCAATACCCACGCCGCGCAGCAGCAGCGGCTGCAGCAGCGCGAACAGTACGCCGCGCAGATCCAGCAGCTCGGGCAGAGCGAAGACTCAGCGCTCGCGGCGCAGCGCGCGCAGCTCGGGCAATTCGCCGGAATGGTGCAGGGGCAGAACCAGCAATCGACCACCGCCGGTCAGCAATTCCTGCTCAACACGCAACAAGCCAACCAGAACGCCTTGAACCCCGTCCTGGGCATCTACGGACAGCGAACCGCAGTTTCTCCGACCGCAGCGGCAAGCTATCTCAGCGGCGGCCCGAACATCATCGGTGCCGGCCCGCAAGCGATGGATCCGGTCCTGAGTTACGGCTCGGATCTCTATAACACGAACTTCAATTCCGATGCCGCAACGCGGATCAGCAACGCCAATAACATGGCGGCCATCCATGGCGCGATCATCGGCGCAGTAGGAAGCATGGCCGGCGCCGCAGCAAAGTGCTGGGTGGCACGGGAAGTCTTCGGCACGGAGATCGTGATGATCGGAAAGAAACCATGGCTGAAGTGGGTGCTCTTCCGGGGCTGGCTGATGAGCCGGAAATGCCCGACCTGGCTACGGAAGCTTTACTTTGCGCGCGGCGAGCGTTTCGCCAGCTGGCTGCACGAGCATGCGCGTGTGAAGGCATGCGTGCGCAGCGTGATGGAACGAATCGTCGAAGCAGAAAGGAAGTCGATCTATGTATAATCCGGGCGTTACCAACCACGGCGGCGAGTATATCATGCGCGGGGCGGAGATTGCCTCGAAGGCACTGTCTGATGGCATCGAAGGGATCCGCAAGAACCAGGAAGAGCACGACTATCTTAGCGGAATGGCCGATTACTATTTCGGCAACGATCCGGAACAGTTGCAGAAATTCCAGAATGGATCGGTCGGCACGAAACGCGGGATGATCACGGCGGCAACGGCGGCAGATGTGAAGTCCCGGCAGCAGCATCAGCAGGATATGGAGGATTGGAAGAGCACTGACGCCTCTAATCGCGACTGGTACAACGTGCAGCAACGCGACGAACCATGGGCGCCGGATGCGGACACGCTGAAGCAGGCGCAAGACGCCGGGATGATCTATCTCCCGCAGTCGAAGCACGGAGGATCGTATGTACCCATGCCCGATAAACCGCAGCCAGGCATTCCGATCGGCAGCGATCCGACCGGCACGGGTAACTTCTATTATGACGGCAAGAAGCTGGAACAGGTGCACGGAGGCACCACCCTCCCGCCGAGTGCGGCAGCGAGTATCGAAACGATTCTGCAGCGGAATAAGGGCATCGATGACACGATCGGGCAGTATCAGCAGGAGATTTCGAACGGGAACAATTACCCGGGACTTGATTGGTTTAGCAAGGTGACCGGAGGGAAGAGTTACCAGGACCAGATCACGGAACTGACCGCGCAGAAGGCGCGGAATCTGGAACAGATCGACACGATCCGGAAACAACTCGCACCAGGCAAGCCAACCGTGCCGACCGTAGCGCCAGCGCCCGGAACGAAGCCGGTGCAGGCGCCGGCACTCCCGACCAATCCAGGCGGAGGGGTGAACCTCAACCTGATGCCGAACGCCGGCGGCACTCCGCTCCCAACGCCGAACGATGTAGCGCCCACCCCTGCGCCGGCACCGGTCCAAGCGGCGCCCGCCGCTCCGGTGACGCCAGTGCAGGCGCCAGCCAAACCGGCGAATCCGAAGCCGGCGGGATGGAACGATGATGCCCTGCGCAAGGAAGCGCAGGGCGCGATTCAATCGGGACAGAACCGGGCGGCCGTATTGGCTCGGCTGCAGGGATGGGGCGTGGACACGACGGGACTTTGATCCAAACCAACTATGGGACTCTTTGACGACCTTCCAAAGGACGGTCCGGTGGCGGCGCCGTTTGCCGATGTACCACAGGACACACCCGCACCAACGCCTTCACCGGCTCCACAAGCACAGCCGTCCGGCTCGCTCTTTGGGGACTTGCCCAAAGCGGCTTTCAAGCTGCAGGATGGTAAGATCCTGATGGATCCCGCGCGACCGGCTGATGCGCTGCAGGATCTGCACGCGGCGGGATGGATCTCGAATGATGAGCTGGAGCGGAGATTACCGGATGCGCAGGCCCTACAGTCCGCGCCAAAGACGCCGACCACGGCGGACGTGATGAGCCGTGAGCCATCACTGCCTCCACGCTGGACGCCACTGCAGCCGCGCGAATTTGACAGTAATGAACCACCGATGCGGATCGAAGCAGGACAGGTGTTTCTCGATCCGACGCGGTATCCTGCAGCGCTCAAGAATGCCCTGGCGGCAGGTGTGATCTCGCCAGAGGACTACGACAACCGCATGCACTCTGCCTATCTCGTGCAGCAGGCGGCGCAGACCGAACGCACGTTGCGGCAGCAAGCCGGGCCAGACGCAATGGCGAACGCAACAATCGCGGGACTGGGGCGTGGGCTCGTAACGCTTGGCGCCGGCGCGGCAACGGGATCAGCGGTCGCAGCTACGGCTCCGGAGAGCGCCTTTACTTCACTCGCTCTTGTCCCGGCGGCATCTGTCGCCGCAGGCTCAACCGCGGGCGAGGTGTATGATGCAATCCTCCCGCAATCCATGCAGGCGGCGCGCCAATTGCATCCCCTAGCCTACACGAGCGGCGATCTGGCAACCATGGTGATCCCGGCGCCATTCGGCCTTGCGAAGGCGCTGCAGGCGGCGAAGCTGGTCCAGGAGACAAAGGGCGCAATGGCGGCTACTGCATTCCTCGCCAAGCCGGCAGTGGCCGGCGTCGCGGGAGCGGCCGGCGCGCAAGCACTGGATAAGCTGTCGGATCCGGACGCGAAGATGAGTCCGATGGGCTTGGTCCTAGGCGGCGCGCTGGGCGTGGCGATGTCCGGACTCGGGCTCAAATCGAAGAACTATTCTTCCGATCAACTCGCGGAGATCTGGACGCGTGGCGCCAATGCGGCGGCGCAGGGATTGGATCCGCGCGATGTCCTTCGTCCGGCTGAGCGTGAGGTCTTCGATGCGATGAAGGATAAGTTCCAGGGCGTGCTGCAAAGCGGGCAGACTTTGGATCCGGCACAATTTGATGTTTCGGCGGAACAGATGGTCGGCAAAGGACGCGGCAAAGCGGGCGACACGGAAGTCGTCGGCCATGAGAAAGGAGGCGAAGCACCGCTCGGAGCGGTGAAGGTCACGCTCAAAGGCGCGAAGGCACCGAACGGACCAACGGGCTTGCCCACAGGTGAACCTGGTGCAGAGGCCGGCACTCCCCCGCCAACCGAACCGCCAAGCGATAGCCAGGAACAATTCGAATCACAACTTGTCACGCAAGACAGCGTGAAGCGCGGCGCGCCGACCGTGGTGATCGGAGCGAAGGGCGAAGAGTATCCAGCAAGTTATGCATGGGCTCCTCAAGCGATGATTCAGCCGTCACATACCGGGGAGACACTTGCAGCGAATCCTGACTACCCACTCACGAACACGCGGGATTACGGAGACCAGGCGGAGAAGGACAAGGCGCTCGCCACACGCAATAGCTGGGATCCACGTCGAGCAGTCACTGACAGTCCGGACGCGGCGGTCGGTCCGCCCATGGTCGCGCGCGTGATCAATGGAGACGGGAACGCCACGCTGGCGGTGGTGGGTGGAAACAATCGGCAATGGGCGATGCAAAATCTTTCGCCGGACCAACGGCAGGCGACGCTTGATTACAGTAACACGAAGGCGAGCAACTTCGGACTGCAGCCGGCGCCAGACGCAGACAGCCAGATCGTGCGCTACCTTGGGACCTTTGACTTCCGCAAGTCCGGCGACCAGGCGCGGCTGCAGAGCATGGTGGATGCGCTCAATCCGTCGCCTGGAATGGTGCAATCCACGGCAAAACGCGCGGAGGTCGACGCCGCAACGGTGCCGATCGATCAGCTCGCGAACGTGAACATGGACATTGCACCGCAGGAGGCACAAGGCTTCGTGCGGCAGCTGATCAGCAGCGGAACTGTCGATCGCAATCGGCTGGCCGGCACTGCAGCGAGTCCGTCGCAGAGCCAGGACTATGTGCAGCGGCTCCTGGTGAATGCCGCCTTTCAGCAACCGGCGATCGCGGAAGCGCGTGGTGATAGCCGTGCAGCAAATGGACCTATGCGCGGGCTGATCGATGCAGCCACGCCAGCCTTGATTTCACTTCGGCAGAAGGGTGCGAATGACATCGCCAATGCGATCGCTCGGACCTTTACGACGACGCTCGATGTCACGAAGAACCAGGGCGTCGATAAGTTGCCGCAAGCGCTGGATACCGTCGCCGCACAGAGCGAGCTGGATCCCGCGCATGCGCCGGCGCAAGCGGTCGCCGCGGCGCTGCGTGGCGCCGTGGTGACCGATAGCGCGGGACGATTGCAGACAGAGCCGACGCTGGAGAATGCGCGGGAGACCTTCGCGCGGGTCAATCGGGCGGTGCAACAGCATCAGGATGCGCCGGATCTCTTCGGAGAGAAGCGGAGCATCATGGACACGTTGCAATCCGCGCTGCAGCCTGGTTCGGCGTTATTTAGTGATTTACCGAAAGAGCCGGAGGTGGTGAAGGAAGAGCCGGAAGACGAAGGTGAAGAGTGGTTTCACGGCAGCCCACTAACATTCCAGCGCTTCGAGCATACGCAGAAGAGTGACTACGGATATTTCGGAAATGGTGTCTACCTCACAAATCGTCAATGGCGTGCGCAGACCTATGCCGGCAAGGGCGGAAATGTGTACCGAGTGCGAGTATCGGCACGAAAATTTGCAGGTCGCGAAGAGTGGAATGCAGCCTGGAAGCTCGCGGGAGAAATACTTGGAGATCGCGTGCTCATACCAAAGGGATGGACGGCGAAGCTGAAACAGGAAATGGCTGGTTATCCAGATACGAGTAAGACGATCAAAGTGTGGCAGGTGTTCGACGAGAACGGGAACATGGTTAATCGTTCGGCGGTAGGGGATGACGAAGACGCAGCGATCAATTATTCGGCGCCCAGAAGACCTCCGGGTATGAGTGTAAGCGAATGGGACCAGGAAAAGTTGAGGGAACGGTCGCGCCTCGCTACCCAGATCTTACAACAGCAGGGGTGGGAAGGCGTACGTGTCTCGTGGCAAACTCCACCCAACTCGGAGGCTGTTGTCTTCGACTTGAATCATGTGCAGATCGCGCATCGCATGGTCGTGGAGGAAACGGAGGATGAATATAAGCAGGCGGCAGATCGAGTTATTGCGAGCAAGACGGTGACTCCGGCGCAAACTCCGACAGCGGAGCAGCGCAGTAAGATCATCGAGGCGTATCAGCGGCAAGTGAAGGACTTCGGCTTTCCTGCCGTGCGCATCGCCGACGTACTCGAGGCGGCCGGATTTCCGCTGGACCATCAGTCTAAGGCGCTGGTGATGGGCATGTATCATGCCGGCGATATCGTGGCGCTCGCCACGGGTGATTGGAGTCTTTCCTCCGATCGCGTGAGGGCATGGGGTGTGATCGCGCGCCAGGGCGAATCGCCAGCACTGATGATGCGCATGAACGCTTCTCTGCAGCCAGGCTCGACGCCCGGGGCGGATGCTGCCTACCTCGATACCAAACAAGTCACCAATCCCGACAAGCAAACAGATTTCGTTGCCCGGCAGCGAAATCTGGATAATCTTACCGCCCATGGACAGCTCGACCTCCCACTCGGAAACACCGGAAGTGGTGTATCAACCGGGCGAGGAGGGTCTGTATCTGCCCCGGGAGGAAGCGGAGGAGGGTCTGAGGCTACCGGATACTATCTACCCACCAGCGGACAAGCCAGTGCCGGTGCCAGCACCGCCAAGCAGCGAGCCGAAGTCCTCCGAAAGATAGCGGCAGGCACGGCAAAGCCGGAGGAGATCCGGAAGGCCTTCACCGAAGGGCAGACGATCTCATCGATCGCCGCGAATCTTGTCCAGGAGCCACAACTAGGGGTCAGCCTTCGCGGGGCAAAGGTGGCAACCGCGGAAGATGTGGCGCGGCTCTTCCAGGGCATCCTGCGCAATCCTTATAAGGAAGTCTTGCGGGTGCTGAAGCTGAACAATGGACAAATCGAAGCCTCGGAGATCCTGCATGTTGGCGCGCTAAACGAGAGCGTGGCATCCGCGCAGGAAATCATCCGCTTTATGCAGCGCAGCAGCGGGATCGGAAAGGATGTGATCATTTCGCACAACCACCCGAGCGGCGATCCGACGCCCAGCGCCGCCGATCACAAGATCACTAATCTGATTCAAGACGCGCTGAAGCAGGCGGGGTACAACATGACGGACCACGTGATCACCAACCATGGCCGGTATTTCTCCCTGCGGCGCGGTGGCGAGGGCACCTTTGCCGCAGAGCCGGCGCCGTGGGAAATGGTGTCGCGAAATGAATTGCTGAAAACCGGTTCCAATCGCGATCTGCGGCAACTGGTCCAAACGCTCCGGACCGGCGATCCCGACGCAGTGCATGTGGCGTACCTCACGACCAAACTAACTCTCACTGCGATCGAGCGTCAGCCGGCGAACCTCACTCTGGCGCAATTGGCCGGCGCCCTCCGAAACAGCGCGGCGCGGGAAGGAGCGTACGGGATCGCGGTCTCATTCCCGCAGGACGCGAAGCCCCTGGATATCCTGAGCCAACTCACCGCGCTCAAAGATCTCTTGAGCGGCGGACCACGAGTGATCGACGGATCATGGCCGAGCCTGCCAAGCGCGGCAGCGGCGGGTTTTCTGGAGAAGCACGCGAGGTACGTGGTGGACGCTGCCACCGATCGGCAGAGCTTGCGTGAAGAGCCCGAAGGATACTCGCCCGTGCAGGCAGTGGACGACAAAGGGAATCCTTATGCGTCGGTCCCGCTGAAAGGTCTGAACGATATCAAGATCGTCCAGATGCCGGAACTCGTGCAGCTCGCTCGTGAGCTGATGGGTCAATTGCCTGAGTTGAAGCGAATGAGCAAAGCGCGGGGACAATTCGCCGCCCTCGGCAATGGACGGATCCGGCTGGATCCCCGGATTTTCTCGGATCCCGTGAGTGCAGCGAAGACGTTGGGACATGAGATCGGACACCTGGTCGGATGGCTGCCGGATAAGGTGATGAAGCGCGGCAACCTGCATGGGTGGATATCCTCCCTCACCAAATACGCGAAGGACCGGTTCGGGGCTGCAGCGATCTCAAACAACGACATGCGCGCCGAGTTAATCGGCTTGAGCAAGTACTGGAAACCATATGATCCGGCAACGGATCCAAAGGGTTACGTGCAGTACCGCGAGAGCGCGGCCGAGCTGTACGCGGATGCGCTGAGCGTGCTCTTCAACTCGCCGGCGACGTTGAAACAGATGGCACCGAAGTTCTACCGGGAATTCTTCCGCGGACTCGATACTAAGCCCGAGGTAAAGACGCAATTCTTTGAGATGCAAAAGTGGCTGAGCCGCCCGGCAATGCAGATCCTGAAGGATCGCGCCACCAAGGCAGACGAGATGTTCGCCAAAGCCCAGGACATCTTCGAGACGAAGTGGAAGGAACGCGAAGAGCGGTACAAGGGATTCTCTGGATGGCTCTCGATGCTAAAGCAGGCATTCTTCGATAACTTCTCCCCTCTTCTCGATCGGGAGGACGCCGCCGGCACCGGGCGCGTGAACGATGCAGCCCGCTTCCTCTTCGATGAGCACCCGCTGGCGGACAATCAGCTTTATCGCTGGCTGGAACGCATGCAGCGTACGGTGATCGAACCCGCGCAGGCATCCGGTTTCTCGATGGATGACATCGGCCGTCAGCTCTTCTTCAAGCGCATCGCCAACGAGAGCTACCCGATCTCGGGGCGCATCGCGGAGCAGCTCGGCATGACCACGGGCGGACGAAGTGTGATCGCGAACCCGCAAGGACACACGCCCCAGACCGCACGGCTGCAGTTGCTGTCGGAGAGGCTGGAGAACGGAGTGCGAGCGCAGACACTCCTGGACTCGGCGGTACAGCGCTTTCACGATCTCGTCTATGATGTGATGAAGGATGCGCATCAGGAAGGAATGTTTACCAACGAGCAGATGGCGCTGATCGGGCACAATCGTGACAATTATGCGACCTTCACGCCGCTCGAGTACGTGGACATCTTTCTGCCGGCAGGACTGCAGGGACAGGCCGGGACGCTAAAAGAGATCCAGAATCCATTTGTCTCGACCGTCTCAAAGGTGCTGACGCTGATGCGTGCGACCCAGCATCAGAGGCTCAAGGCGACCACGGTCAGGATCCTGCAGCGCGACTGGCCAGCGGAGATCCAGCGCGCGGAAACGGTGCGGGACGGAAACGGCCGGGAAACGCCACGGCAGCCGCGCGAGAAAGGCGTGGAGCAGATCATGGTGCGCGAAGCGGGAAAGCCAGCCTGGTACAACGTGCCGAAGGAAATTGCCTACATGTTCGATCGTCCGGACATCCCGCTCCTCGACGCCGCACTGAGCATCCTGAACACGCCTTTCCGCAAATTCTTCCATCCGCTTTTCATCGAGTTCAATCCGGTGTTCCAGTTCTTCCGTCACCCGATGCGGAACGTGCGCCGAAACTTCGTGAACGCGCCGGTTGGCGTTGGCTTCTGGGACATCGCGCGTCAGATGCCGCTCATTAAGAGCATCGGCCCCAATCCGGTCCTGGACGCAGCGCGTGACTTTGTGAAGCGAGGCAAGCAACAGCCGCTCATTGCCGAAATGCTGGATAACCTCGCGATCACTCCAGGCGACGCGATGTTTGATGTCACGCCGGCCCGTCCGTCGACTTCCTTCGATAGGCTGCTGCAGAAGGTGAAGGTATTGCCGGAGGAAGGAGGTCACGAGACATGGATCGAAAAGATCGTGCCGAACTTTGTCGCAAAGGTCCTGAAGTCGGTCCAGATGGCCGGGCGCATCAATGAGATCGTGCCCAAGGCGAGCATTTACAAGGTCCTGAGGGAGCGTCTCGGCTGGTCACCGCAAGAGGCTGCTTATTACGTCCGCAATTTCATCGGGACGCCGAACTACAACAAACGCGGCAAACATATCTCACTGGTGAATCCGGTGTTTCCCTTCGTGAACATCTGGATGCGCGGCTGGCAGGCAGACATGCAGCTCGCCCTTAAAGGATTTCAGCGAACCGATCAGCCAGGCAAGCGAGCAACGTCGCCGGCGGCATGGTGGTTTCGCTGGGCAATGACAAACGGCGTGTGGACGGTGCTGAAAGTAGCGGGATCGATCGGACTTCTCGGGGCAGCAATCAAGAAGCTCTACGACGGCATTTCGGACCACTACAAGGCGAACTACGATGTCATCCCGCTGGGCACGACCGGCCAGGGCGATTATGGGCCGAAGGTGGTATTCATCCCGATCCCCAAGGATCCGGTGGATAGGATCATCTCTGGCATCTTCTACAACGCACTAAAGACGGAAGGGACGCTCGCCGCACAGCACGGGCTACTCGGCACCGAGCTGCAGCAAATGAATCCGCCGGATGGTACGGGCGTCGGCACTATGCTGCAGCACAATCTGGCGGAGATCGACAGCGACGTGCCCGGATTGAATCCGATGATCAAGATGGCCAGCGGCTGGAAGACCTACCTGCAGGGACAGAATCCGCTCGATGACTTCCGCGGCAAGTTCGTGCTCAGTGATGCACAGTTTCTCGCCGGCGGATGGGATGGGGTGAAGCCGATGCTGACCTGGACGTATGGACAGACCGGAATGAGCAACTTCGTAAGTTTCGATCCGCAGACAGGCATGACCACGGAGCAGCTCAAGAATCTTCCGATGATCAATGGGATGGTGAAGATCACGGACGCCGGCTATCACGAACAACAGGTCGCGGCGATGACCTTGGAGCAACAGGCGGCAGCCAGGCTGAAGCTCGACATGCCGGCCAACGCGCAACGCCTCGCAATGGAATACGGGACACTGCAGCGCCTGGGCGACAAGTTCCGGACGGATGAGCAGACGACACGCTTCCAAGAGTTGAAAGCGTGGTACCAGAGCATCTATCGTCCCGCAGAGCAGTATCTCCGAGATGGGAAGGACAATGGGATGACCGCGAGCGAGCGGGATGCGACCCTGGCAGGAGTGAAACAGGCTTCAGAGCAGTTCGTCCGCAAGTAG